GGTTGCTTCTTCTAATTCTGCAACCGATGATTCAACCGCTTGTTGCAAAGCAGGTGATATGATTCTTGATTTCTCGGATGTTCTAAGTCGGTCGGATTGTAACCAAATACCACGCCATAAACGGTAATATTCATCCCATTGGGTAACATAGTTAACATCTCTATGTGTTCTCCACCCTTCTAACCTATAAGTAAGCCATGAAGCGAGAGCTTGATATTGATTTTCCTTACCTTCAAACATAAACTATTGATTTCTATAGGAATTTAGGCACAATATATCATAAAGTAAATAGAAATATCAACTAATTTCATTAATAACCTGAAATAACATCCTCAGGTTCCCATTCTTCTTCCAGTTGAATTGAGTGTGCGAAGTCTGCAATACTTACTTGGTCTATATAGGACAAGGCATCTAGCAAATCATCATGTGATAAACGTGAAGGGAAGTCAAGCATCTGTGAAATGAAGAATCTCCAGTCTTTATCCTCATTAAATGTGATTTGTTGGTGTTCCATTCGACCTTGAAGGGACCAAGTTATCCTTTCAGACTTCTTTTTACCCCCGTGGCGTAGCTCATCTATATGTATAAACCGATTAGTGGTCCGCATCTCATCTTCTAGGTAAGGAAGTATAGCGTTCTTAAGAGAACCAGTCTCAATACCCACAGTAGTAGACTCATTAACAGCCGCAGCCTTTAATATCTTACTAGCGGTCTCTTTAATAGACCACCTTCCGTGCATAATGTCTTTAACCCACCACTTATCTCTGTTTACCTTAACAATAGCAATAGCAGTTTCATCTAACTTAGATGATTTAAGTCCCCTTTCCTTCTCAGAAGCCTCAAAACCAGCAGGGTCTACAGCAATAACGTAATTACCTTCTTCAGGTTCAGTTCCCTGTAAGAACCATTCTTCTTTAAAGATACCACCAGAGAAGGTTTCAAACGATGCCTCGAACTCTTGTCTAAAAGCCATAGAAGACATCGTATTTCTTGCAGACTCTATCTCATCTTCAGGTATATAGGGGTTATCAGTAGAGTTAAATGAGAAGGCTTCCCAGTCTTCATCTTCCTTAGCATCTATATATAGGTCATAGAAGTGATTCTTACCAGCAGGTGTACCAATAAACATAGCACCACCTCTTACGTCAGCAAGTGTAGGTCTAATAATCATTTCCCACACATCAGGTCTCATTGAGGCGTACTCATCCATAACAACATAAGCTAAACCAACACCACGTAATGTATCAGGTCTATCAGAACCTTTAAGGTAGATTCTTCTACCATTTGTTAGTGTTATTCTAGCAGTATTCTCATACGTGTCTTGAATAAGGTCTCCCCCGAGTTCCTTAAGCATATTCCACATAATGTCTTTAGATTGTTGGAAGGTAGGACCGATATAGAAGACATCCTTAGAGTCAGACTCTAATGCCTTAAGAAGTAGAATCCAAGCAGCTAAACGACTCTTACCGAATCTTCTGCCTGCGGCAATGACCTTAAATCTAGCCTTTGATTGGAATATCTCTAACTGAGCTGGATGTAACTCAACATTAAGAGTCCCCATCTAAGACCTCAGGAGAGGATTCATCCTCGACTATTGTAGCTATAACCTCATCATCACCTTTAGTCTTTAATCTCTTAGGTTTATTAACCTTAGCCATCTCTTCTATCTGTTCAGTCGTGCCAACATTAATAGTCAACCCACCTTCACTCTTAGTATGTTTAATCTCAATAGCTTTCTGAGCAGGGACAATCCTATCCATACACATCTTTAAACAATGAACATCACCTTTAAGAGCCTTAGCAATGACCACCTCAACAATCTCTTCACCTCTAGAGCTTAAGAGTTCTCTAGCGAGCTGAGTGTATTTATTAACAGAACCTTTAGGTCTTCCATTAGGGTTAGGGATTTGACCTTTCTTAAAAAGGTGAGGCATAGTCTTTCTTTTATCAACCATTTAGTTATCCTTATATAGGGCTAAAGTTTAAACATCAATCGAACCACCTAAGTATCTTAAGTAGCTCTTCTTAAGTTACTTAAGTAACTTAAGCCGTAGGCTGGCTCAGAGGTGAAGACCGCTAGGTCTTTAACTCGGAGTCATAGAACTTAAGTTCTACTCGGATTTAGGTGTCTCTGTCTTGGATTTCGGTGTAGTGGACTACTTAGAAGACCTTTGATAAACATAAAGGTTTATAAAGGATAATCTAATAGTTACTTCTCAGAAGGTAATGACGGTTCTCCCTAGAACCCGAGTTTACTTAAGTAGGAACTTAGGTTCGATTGTAGCTGATAAACAGACTAAAGTAAAGCCGAAACCTGCTTTTCTTACTAAATTAGTCCTTATTAATCCCACGAAGTTAGTTATCCACAAAGTTATCCACAATTACTTAATTAAATCTATTATTAATTGAATAACCCCAACCCCTCTCCAATCTAATTATGAACTCAGCTCTCATCTAATTATGATAGTTTACATTAACTCGCTGAGTCGACCCAGGGTCCCCCTGTGCCGCCTCTGCTCGTGTTCATCTAAGTTCCTTCGTCACTAAGATTCACTGGGGTCTTTCTTTAGGTAACTTGATAATTCAGATACCGCTGTAGATACTGTAGTGATTGTAGTTATTTAATTATCATTGAGAGTGTAAAGTAATGATAGACAGTCAAACACCTTTAGTTATCAACTAACTAAACCACCTTTATATCGAGGACAAGAGTTATCCACAATTGTTCATAACTATCAGAACAACCCCAGCATAACTAAATTCTTAAGCCCCTTTTTAGGGGGCTAAAGACCGCTTACGCTATTTAGTTATCGCCGAGGTTGTTTCCGACAGTTACAAACAATTATGGATAACTCTTGTAGAGTGTGGCACGTTCAAGAGTTAACTGATAGATACAAGGTGTTGATAGGTTGTGTTTGTTAAAGATTAAAGGATTGTTATTAAGATAAAACTTAAAGAACGAAGTTTTAATTAGTTAAACCTAAGTCCCTTTAAGTATTAAGGTTCTCAATGTATTACTAATTAACAAAAGATAAAAAGAATCTTTTGTACCCTTTATTAGGCACAGATTAAATAAATTGAAGTCAGTCGAGGGTGACACTTCAATTTATTTAATCAGTACCAAATAAAGGGTGTCGCTTTTTAAACTAATAGGAAAATAGACCAATGATACAAGAAAAAACAATGTTACTAAAAACGCTTACAATCGCAATACAGGACGATATACGCAGAGTTGATACTTTAACAAGTATTATTACAAAGCCCCGACGCTTAACGGAACTGGCAAACCTTAAGCAACAATTACAAAGCCAACTTTTAACACTTACGGAGAAGGGAATATCATGGTAAGAAAAACTTATGTAATTGATTATGCAGTTGATGTTGATAATATGATTAGTAACTATGTTGATAAATATGGTTACTCTAAGGAATCCTTCTTGGATTTGATAACAATGATTGTTGACCATGGGCATCATCAACCTGAGTTTATTTATAAGGTGATTGAACTTTATAACAAGACACACTTGGTAGATAACGACTTGTATCAATAATTGTAAGATGTCTTTGGTAGTTAGACTTGAAACAACTACTACTTTTAATAATAATATGGAGAAATAGAAATGAAAACCTTTGAAATAGAATTTACAAGAACCTTCAACGAACAACACACTGCCAACGCTACCGGCTCAATTCAGAGAGCGATGGAAAAACTAGCACCAACTAAAGACGACAGCGGACGCGCTACTTTTAGAGAACAAGCGTCCAACCTTGAGGAAGGATTGTCTAAGCACGGCATTTATAATCTGCACGAAGTTTATAAAGTTAAAGATTTATACATTCAGACACGAGCAAGAAAAGAGGGCGCCTACCCTAAGGCTTTGGTCCATTACAGTCGGGTTTTTAATAGCGTGGTTAATAAAGCCTTGAGAGTGAAAGCCATCAGCCTTTCAATCGCAGACGCTAAAGACTATGACAAAGAATTATCTGAATTAAATGATTTACATGGTGAGGAGTTCTACCCACAAGAACGCATCGGCGACCAGTGGTTGCCTTGCACACTGGAGAGCATTGCTTTTGTTGATGATGAACAGGCGAATACATGGACATCAACAGAGAGTGAACCTTACGCAGGAACGTCATTCCTTGAGATGATTTAATACCTTCCTTGAGATGATTTAATAACTAAGCCCCTTGATTGGGGCTTTTTATCGTCTATCGTAAATCGGCTCGCTCGCTACGCTCGCTCGTTATTAGGCAACCTTCGGTTACCTAAGATAAAACCTAAAGGTTTTAAGAAAAGCAAAAGCAATAAGGTCAAACTAAAGTTTGTCCTAAGATAAAACTAAAGAGCAAGTTTTAAAAACAGCAGAGCATCGGCTCACATAATTCCTTTACTGCCACCCGTTCCCTTGGATGGATTAGTCTGGGCGTTTCGGGGGGATGGATTAGTCTGGGATTTTATAACAACACAGGAGAAATAGTATGAGAGTATTTACTTTAACACATACAGCAGACAACGATTGGCTGGTCAGCACTAGAGTGTGTGTCATGTTTGAAGATATAGTTAGTAGTTTTCACGACTACACTATTGAAAAGGAACACACTAAAGAGGACATAGCTGTGGGTTTATTAGAAGATGGTTACTACTTCCATAATAAAGTAGATGATAAGGGTGTTAAGTATTCTACTTACATCTCAATAGAGGAGGTTTAAATGCCGAAGTTTAATAAGAAACAAAGAGACTACTTAGATAAGGTAGTAAAGGAATCACCGACAAGACAAATGTTAGCTGACAAACTATTCAGTGTTCATTCTACTGTTGAAGAAGATATAGCTAAGTTAGGAAAGGCTTGGGAAACCCAATGGCACGACCTAGATAGATATGTCAGTGATAAGTTCATTGAAGTACACGGTGCTTCGATGCAGATAGTAAACCAATATAACAATAAATAAGGAGAGGGTACCCTCGACTACAACGTAGGAGTAAGACATGAAAGGTAGAAGAATAACAAAGAAACAAGTGAGTGAAATGAAGAGGTTAATATCAAGAGGTATGAGTAGGACTCAAGTGTCCAAACACACAGAGATAAGTTATGCTGCGGTGTGTCATCACTTAAGGAAGTATAAGATTAAAGCTAAGGCTAAGCCTTTATACAGCTTGTACTGTAGCAAGGAAAGCTTTGAGTATGTTAAAGGGTTGGCTGATATTAAGAATATAAACATGAACACTATGCTTGATAGGATTATTACTAAGGATAGACGTAAATGGTGGAACTTTTAAATAGGAGAATGTTATGGAACTGTTAAAGGAAGATGGTACTACACCGTTAAATAATGAGGCAGCTCAGGATTATATCAATGAGTTAGAGGCTCAAGTTAAGTTATTAGGTAGAGCTAAAGATACATTAGTACGTAACCTAAGTGAGTATCAAGGAGACGAAGGTTTTAACCTTGTGTTAACAGAGTTAGTTATGAATATACTGATAAC